CCAACAAATGGATGATGTCCGCACAGAAGCGGGCAGAGTTGCTATTACTTTTGAAGATAGTTCTACAGTTAAATTAACTGAACATTCCAAGTTAGTTATAGATGAATATATCTATGACCCTGACCCATCAAAATCAAAGATGGCATTAAAGTTTGCTAGTGGTACAGCACGTTTTATTACAGGCAAGTTTAATAATAAAAGCAATATATCTATTAAGACACCTACTGCTGATATAGCTATTAGGGGTACAGACTTTACTTGTACAGTAGATGAACTAGGTAGGAGTCTAGTTATATTATTGCCTGATGAGAATGGTATATCTAGTGGCGAGATAGTTGTAGCTACAGCTATGGGTAGCGTTACATTAAACAAACCTTATCAAGCCACCACAGTATCTGTATATGAAAACAATCCTACTAAACCTGTTACGTTAGATATATCACTAGACTTAATAGATAACATGTTGATTGTTAATCCTCCGCAAGAAACAGAACAATCAATAGAGGAAACAAGAACACAATCATCTGTAGATTATTTAGAGTTTAATGATCTTGATATAGATTATTTGAATGAAGATTTTCTTGATGCAGAGGCAGACCTTGAGTTTACAGAACTAGATGTAAACTATTTAGATGTAAATTTTTTAGAAGATTTACTTAATGTATTAGATGCACTAGCTATATCTAAAGAAGAAGATCAATTAAAACAAGGCGGTGTAGGTATTCGTATAGTTGGTACAGAAATAGGACAAGATAAAGATACACAGATTACAACTATAATTACAGGACAAACTATAAGTTTAAACAGAACAGTAAATCAAAGTGCAAGATTAAATCTTGATGGCTCTAATAGCTATACAATTATACTTATACAAGATGGTGTTGCTAATACAGTTAAGATTAATGGCGGTTCATCTACAACAATAACAATTAAACAAGGGTCAGGATGAAGAAGAGTATTGTATTTATAGGTTTATTTATTACGCTAGGTTCAATATATATCTATCAACCTGTAGCTTATGAAATATTAAAACTAAAAACTTTTGATGTTTTTGTAGAAGAGAAAGAACCTTCAGGATATTTTACTGTACTTAATATAACTGAAGATGATATAACTAACGAGGGCGGTTATCCTTTACCAAGACAGAGGTTAAGTGAGATACAAGCGCAGTTGTTAGAAAATGGTGCTTCTGGAATTGGCTGGGTAATCGCCTTCCCACAGCCAGATAGATTTGGTGGTGACATAGAGTTTAAACAATCTTTAGAGCAGGGTGCGTCTGTGCTGGCAATGTTTGAAGGTAACAATGGTTTATATCCACCTACTACTGGCACTGTAATATTGGGTGATGATATAGGCGGGATGCAAATAGAAGGTGTGATCCAGAACATTGATATGTTTAAACAGTCAGCAGCGCAGGGCTTGGCTGTAGCCCGGACCGATGTAGATAATCTTATACGTAGACTTCCTTTATTAATGCGTACACCTGATGGATGGACACCAGCTTATGGAACAGAAGTATTGAAGATACTGGCTGGTGCAGATACTTATGTTATTAAAACAAATGATAATGGATTAGAAGAGATACGTGTTAGGGGTTTGCCAGCTGTGCCTGTAGATTCTTTAGGTCGTAAGTGGATTAGTTGGGTTGATACACCGCAGACAGACTTAGCAACTATGGATGTACAAGATAAGTTTGTGTTTATAGGTTTTACAGCTAAAGGTATTATGCCTCAGTTAGCTACGCCTATAGGATTATTAGAACCACATAAAATACAAGCAAGCTTAGCTGAAAGCATACTCATACAAGACAGTCCTTACATACCTGACTATGCACTAGCATTAGAGATATTATTGTTTGTTGCCTCTGTCGTATTTGTTTGGCTTGTATTAAACGTATTTGGTATTACTTTAGGGATAACATTCTTTGTTATAGTTTTTGCTTCTACGGCTTTCTATGGCGTTTATACGATACAAAGTGGTATATTAATAGATGTAACTTGGGCATTAATATCACAATTTATTACTGCAAGTGTTGCCTTCTACTTAAGATTTAGAGAACAATACAAGTTGAGACAACAAATAAAGAAACAATTTGAACATTACTTAGACCCAAGACAGGTTAAAGAATTACAAAAAAATCCTAGCTTGTTAAAGTTAGGGGGAGAAAAACGATATGCTACCTTTTTATTTACTGATGTTAGGGGATTCACATCTATGTCAGAGTCTCTTGAACCGGAAGACGTTACCTACATTATGAATAAAGCTTTGACTGCACAACAAAGTGCAGTGCAAAAACATGGTGGTATGGTAGACAAGTATATAGGTGATGCAATGATGGCAATATTTAATGCACCTATAGATCAAGACTTTCACGAAAACAAAGCTATAGATTGTGCTGTAGATATCCAGCGTAACATGGAAAGTTTAAACGTAGAGTTAGCGGATCGTGGTATTCCACCTGTAGCTATTGGTATAGGTATAAACACAGGCTATGCTGTAGTAGGAAACATGGGTAGTGAATCTAGGTTTGATTACACAGCTATTGGTGATGCTGTAAATATAGGAGCAAGACTAGAAAGCGGCACAAAAGAAGCTGGTGTTGATGTGTTAATAGGATATAACACTGCTATAAAGAGTGATTATGAGTTAAGATTATTAGAACCTTTGCATGTGAAAGGTAAGGAGAAACCATTAGATGTTTACACACTATAAGAAATGGGCTGCGCCCGCAGCTGCTGCTGAATTATGATGTTTAAAATAAGTGTCGGACTTGCAATCGCTCTGGTCTTATCTGGTATATGGATATGGAGTTTAAACGGAACGATATCACAGCTTCAGGCAAACCAGATCGTACTAGAAACTGAAGTCGCTAAACAGAATGAGCAAATAAAAAAGAATTTGGAACAGCAAGCGCAGACTTATGCGCAGATAGACAGCTTAACAAAGAAGAATCAGGAGTCCATGCGTGAAGTAAACGCACTCAAGCAAACATTCGCTAAGCATGACTTGGATAATCTTGCCCTAGCAAAACCCAAGATGATAGAAACTAGAGTCAATAGAGCGAGCAAGAGAGTGTTCGATGACCTAGTTAAGATCACTAACCCTACACAATTTGATGAGACAGATGAAGAAACTAGCAATACTGATTAGCTTTTGCCTGTTGGCAAGTGGATGTTCGTTGATGAGACAGGCAGTCAAGCCTATAGAAGTGGTCAACATAGAGGAAAGACCGCCTATGTTTCACCCTCCATTGCCTATGGAAATGCAGATGATGGAGTTCGATTGGGAGGTTCTAACGCCTGAAATCATGCAAGAGTACCTCACCCTTGTCGAAGAAGGTAAAGCACCTAGACAGGCTTATTATGCGCTTACAACGAAGGATTATGAGAACATCAGCAACAACATGGCTGAGATCAAGAGATACACAAGGGATATCCTTGCCATCGTAGAATACTATAGAGACTTAGACGAGTAGTTTAAGCCTTGTCAAAGATATCTTGAATGCCTAATGCCCTTCTTGATTTGGGGTCAGTTACCGAGGTAGATACGTTGTAAGGATTTGACATTTTAAAGTTAGCATCCAAAGAGTTACGTAACTTTTCTGAATATCCTAGAGTATCATCCCAAGCATCACTCTTTCTTTCTCTTTCTAGTTCTTCTTTTTCTTGATGTGCGAGGTATGCGTATGCCTCATCAGGTGCTGATACTGTACTCATAAATACTTCTCCGGCACTTGTTATCGCACTTGTTGTAAGAGGATACCAAGACGATCTTAAAAGGGGTGCGGTGGATGTACTCAAAGTGAGATGTTCTTTTAGCCTTTTGCAATTAGCACATTCATCTTTCTTTATATGTTGTCTGCGACTTATCATTCCTAGTTCAAAGATATGCCTTTCATTAGTTTCTTTATCTTTGCCTTTACTGTTGAACAAAGGCTGATACCTATCTATCAATACCGCTTCCCAATACTTACGTCTATGTTCTGCGCATGGCAATATTCTTATCGTATCAAATCTTTTTTTTGTATCTTTTATGTGTGCGCCTAGACGACTGTAAGGATTCTTACTTTCACCAACGTAAACTACAACCCCTTCAAGTATCAGGATATAAACGGCAGACTCAATTACGTTTAAACATTGCCTCCTAATAGTTACTCTGTTCTCCATATCCTGTAACCATTAGGAGAAGGTTCTTCGGTCTTTCTTACTGTAACTGACCA